GTTGCATTATTTATCTTTTTGTGTTTCTTCTTTAGGTCCTCCTGTCACTTCTGTTGAAGTGTTGTTATCTAAAATTGTTAGTTCTTTATCTTTGGTGAATCGTGATACACCTAGCAAACCTGCACCTAATGTAGCGAACCCTATAGTAAGATTTGCAAAAATTTCGAGCTTTGCAAAGATACAATAAGGAAATGTAACACAAGCTACTATTACCATTAGTAATCCTGCGAATAAGTGTGCATCTGTTTGTCCTTTACTGTTATTGAACAGCTCCTTAAATGAAAATTTCTCAATTGATGGGTAATCCATGTTGTTTTGATTTTGGTGATTAATTGGTTGTTATTTTTCCTGAAATATCGCTTTGCTTGTATTTTATCTCGAATATTGATGGGTCCATAGATGTGTAAATAACACCTTCTTTAGTAGCGGATTGTATGTCATATCCGTACCTACTATACCCGTTTGACTCTCCCTGCTTGTTAGTTACTGTTACATCTTTAACACTCTGTATTCCCTTTATTGCAAGCAATGTGGAATAAACATCCGATATAACCACAGGCTGCCTTATCTGCCACAAATCAGAACTAAACATGTCAGATACAGCTTGTAAGGCTTGTGATAGTATTTGTTGTGAATTGTAATTAGGTAATACTACGATTGAAAAGTTAAGTGCTATATTCACACAGAATGCATCCTTTATTGAGATTGCAAATCCGTTAGTCCTATATTGGCTTAAATAGTTCTTAAGGTTCTCCTTTAGTGCAGGAGACGCTTGTGTATAGTTTCCATTAGCATCATAAGACAATATGTAAAGCGATGCAGAATTAGCTCCCTCCGACCTGAAATAAGCTTTAGCTACCGAACCGAACTTACCGGGCATAGCTAACGACCTTACGACATAATCCTCTGGTGTGACGACCCTCATTTGGGCGGGGTAAGCAGCCATTGCATTAAGTCTTATATCATCTACAGTATCTCCGCTACCCCCTCCTGACGCTGCCAATGGGTTGTTGAATGCTACACTACCTCTTATTGAACTTAGTAAGGCAGCATTCAGTGTAGTTGGGTTGGTTGCTGTATTCTTAGTTACCTCGTATATAGTGGTAATGTCATTGGAAGGTACGTTGGTATTGACACCTCCTCCAGTTATATATGTGACTGTAAGTGTTGTGTTTGCCGGAGCAAGTCCGTACTGCTTTGTGTAAAGGAAGTTGGAAGGGTCATATGAAGACTCTAGCTTAGATAAGCTGTCAATCAACCCCATTCCGACATTCTCGGTGCTAGGTATCAACTCCTCATCAGGAGAGCTTGAAACACCAGAACCAAATTTAAGTGTAAGAGTATTGTCTGCGTTGAATCTTGTGGCAAACCTTCTTTGAACTGTACGTAGCTTAAGTAGATTAGGTACTGCACCTCCATACTGCGACATGTAAGGGTCGTTAAGAGGTGTGTTAGGTATACTCTCGTAAACAGTGGATTGTGCTAGGTAAGGTACTTCATACCATGTGTTACCGTCACTGTCTGTGACATTGAGTATTTCCACAACATCAGTGTCCGTTATGTTAATCTCGTCAAACTTGATAGGAGAACCGAAAGTGAAACTTTGAGATTTCAATGTTCCAGCGACAGCTTTTACAGACTTCTTCAACAGATAATATTCAGGCTGACTTGTACTGTTATTGATTGAATGTATGGATATAGTGGTAGGGTCAGCAGAGGATGAGAAGGCGAAGTTAACAGGCTCTTGTGTAATGAACGATACACTACTATTTGACTTGGAGTTTATCTTTGCATTTCTCTCTATGATAAGTGCATAGTTGTAGTCAGGGTACGCAGTGCCCCCTATTATGATTGCAGGTACTTGTTGATACACATCAAGGTCTACAATAGCAGTACTTGTCACTCTAGGTTTGTAACCTAATGTGTATGCCAGTGATATTATGTTATCTTTCTGAACGCTGTACTCTAGGAAATTCTCCTGTACTGACCTGTCGGTATATAAGGATAACACATCCCCTATTGCAGAAACCTGTTCCATAAACATGGTGGCAGGAGATGCATCAGAGAAGTCATTGTTGGTATTAGGGAAATAAGCCTGTGCAAACCCTTTCAGGGAAGCTAAAAAGCTTTGAAAGTCCCTGTTGATATACTTTATGTCTATGTTAGAGGTGTTTGGCATCAGATTGTTACGGTTATTTGGTTTGGTGTATTGTTGAATGAATACTTCAATGTGATGTTGATAGTGTGTGGGTCAGCGCCTGCCACTACGGATAAGCTGACTATACTGATTTGAGGAAACTGACTAGATATTCCTGTTCTCAAAGCATCATCAATAGCTTCTAGGTCATTCTCCTGACTGAATAGTAAATCTCTTATTCCAGCTCCGAAATCAGGATTAAACACCCTTTCTCCCGGACTTGTCAGCATGTAGTTTATGATATTAGACTTCATCTGATCTTGAGTTGTGTAATTCTGCCCGAACACCCCCACTCCGTCAAAAGGTAACCTAAGACCTACCGCCACCGATGGTAGAGTATCTATGGGGTATATTCTGGTTTGAATCCTACGTCTCATTATCTAAAGCATGCTGGTAAAGGTACATCAATATCAGGCAGTGTGGCTGTGGACATATGACCTGCCGCAAATGACAGGCTAGGGTCAGTATACACACTAGGAGTATTACTTGAGAAGTTTGCCCCACTATTTTCATTAATAGGTACAGGAGCATTGGCCTTCCCAAGCATCTTGAAAGTAGGTGCCGGTTGTTGCGGTGCAGATGAGGGAGCTTGTCTTGCCTCCTTCAATATTCCTGCTGCCAAGGTCTTGACCTTCTTCATTTCTTCTTGAAGAGGTGCTAGTTCCTTTTTCATTGTAGCTTCAAGGTGCATCTTTAGCACTTCAGTAAGCATTGTAAGTTCTGTACTTGTCATCGTTTTATAAATATCCGGGTTATACAATAATTGATTTTAATTCTTCCAATAGTTGTTCTGGAGTCTCGATATAGCTCGGAGCAGTCTCTATGATTATGCTTCCAGAGAACTTATCCCTTGCCCTTGCTATCAATTCTCCTGTTGAATAGGTTTCCACCTTAAGTGTTAATTGTCGTCCTTTTGAGTCGGTGTAGTCAGTGTTTGTATCTCCTGTATTCAATCCTGAATCTTGAAGATTAGTTGCCGCTATGGCAGATAAAGCTTCCTGATTCGTCATTGATTGTCCTTGATTAGTTGCATCACCTATGACAAATTGGACATTGAGCTTACTAAGTGCATCTGTCATTTGTGCTAACACTTGGGAATTAACATTCACCTGGTCTCCTAGTATACGTACATAGTCGTTCAATATATCCTTGTAGGAGATTATCTTGATACCTTGCTGTAACACCTTAAATGTAGCGGCAGATACAGGGTTGGTCATTAACAAGGCTTGTTGTACATCCAAGACAGTCTTAAGCGTCTGTGCAGTTTTTGTTATCACACCTAATGTACCTAACAGAGTCTTGAATTTGTTCACACTACCTGTGGCAGAAGAGATACTGTTCTGTATCTTCGCTTGGTAGATAGGTGCTTTTGCAGCATCCTTAGGTTCAAGTGTCACCACTATTGTACTTCCTACAAGTTTTACCTTACCTGTATTATCTGCCGATTTGACTATATCCTCCTCAAGTAGTTTAATCCTCTTGGTGATTACAGAAGTGATATTGTTTATAGAGGATAGAGACTTACTTACTGCCATACCTATATGGTCAGGCATACTTAAGTTAACCCCTTGCTTCACATTAGAGAGAAGGCTTGAAGGCGACACCTGTGTAGTGACAGAAGATAAGGTAGAGCTTATACCTTGAACATGTGAATCAGTTAGGTTAGGCATCAGTTTGTAAAAGTTATTGTTGATTTTATCTTGTTAAGGCCACTCTCTTGTTGTGTTATATCACTTAATAATTTCTGTGCCGCAGTATTTATAGTAACCAAACTGATTACACCCACACCTTGTCCTGTAGCTGTTGATAGTGTACTACAGAAAGATGCTAACGAACTCATAAGATTATTGATTACACTTACTACTGAATCTGCTTTTGCTACAGGCTCTTGATTGTTACCTAGTCCGAAGGTTATACTATTGGCATTTACTACCACCTCGTTGGTGTCAACGTGGAGATCTCCTCCTGTAGATATGGATAAGTCCTTTTTAGCTATAAGGAATATGTTATCCTTCTTAGCATTGAGTACTAACCTATCGGAATTATATATTATCTGGTTATCTGAGTAGTTATCGAAATTCATAGGTTAGTATATGTATTGTTTAGCTTTAACGTATGCTGCACTCTTTGAAACTATGAAAGATTGTGATTGAGGTCCGTTATTATACCACCTGTTTGTATACACCTTTGCATACTCCATCGAATCATTTGCTCTTAATGATACCTCAGTATCGAAATGCTTTCTTTGATGTGCATCAAGTGTGAACTCTAATGTATCTTTCAATGTAGAAAAAGCTAAATAAGCCCTGTAATTCTTCGTTGAACCCTCTAATGCTATAACTTGTCCAGCTAATGATATATTAGTAAATATGGGACCTAAGTGCCATCTCTTACCTATATCAGATTGTATTCCGAAGAAGTTATAATTAAACCCTTTTATGTTTGCACCAAACCCTTGTTCATTTATGGCCGTAGCTAGCACACTTCTAGCTAATTGAAGATTAACCTTTGTTGGGTTAGCCCTCATGATACTAATAAGTGTGTCAGCAACCTCCCTTATTGAAGGGTTTGTCTGCTTGAAGGGCAATAGCGGAAGTTCTGGATAGACCCCTTTACTTATAGCTGCAATCGCAGAAGCTTTGTTGTACAAAGATTTACCACCAGAATTCCTAACACTTATACCTCCTGTAAGTACGTACATTGGGGGTTGGGATTGTCCTATTCTAAATTGTGCATCTCCTATTTCTATATCCCCCCCTATTTGGAATACATCTCCTGTTTCTATGTCAGGTAGGAAATCTAATTCCTCTTTAGGGGGAGGTTCAGGTGCTGTTTGTGTCACCACAGGTATTGCCGGTGGGGGAGTGTCTATTACAGGAGCTTTAGGAGCATCCACTTGTT